AATCATTATCTGTGGGCAACTCAAACATATATTTGACCATATGTTTGTATGGTATCTGATATATGTCAGACTTATCCTCATGATCGCCAGGTAAGAAACCTATCTCTCTAGTAGATACAAGAGACCTTACGATATACAATTTTTGATAAGGTGTCACAGGATCAAGCACCTCTTTGAGTGCAAGATATAAAGTTATAAATGTTTTACCTGTACCTGCTGCACCATATAAAAATAAAGATTTACCCTCTGCATATTGTTCAAACACAACCCTCTGATTATCTGTGATGGGATCTACTTGAACCATCATATCAGAATGAAAGGGTTTCCTCCTTTGCATTTGTTTAGCAGTCATACCAGCTCCAACACTGGTTGACATCTTCTTTTTTCTTGACATTATGGGAAACGTTTTTGTGGTTTTACCTTGGAACCAGGAACCTGTGCAACCTTAGACAGCACCTCATTCCATCCACCATCTGTTCTACTATAAACGTCTCCAGTGCCACTTACAACTCCTCCAGTACCTGCACTCCAATCTTTATCCCAATCAGGATTGTCTTTTCTCCACTCATCATACTCTTTCATAGACATAGTAAGTTCTTTTGTTTCACCAGTCTTCAAATTTTTTAATGGGTAACTTGGCATATGTTTTTGTAAGGTGATGTATTTATGATGTTATTATAACCTTTCTCTTGGTCTTTTGCTGCTGTGCAGCACTAAAATGTAATGGTTTGTGAGTGCACATATTACAAACTGACTCTGCTTTTACTGAATTATCACAGAATAATTCTAACTCTTCGTCAGAACAGTTGACAGGCACACCATCTACAAGGTATGGATCCCATTCTGGATCTCCAGTTTGATCCATAACATATAACATCTCCCTCAAAAATGCAGTGTTCGGACATTTCCACAACCTACCATTATATAATTGAGCATTTGGACAGGAACACCAGTTGAAACTCTTTTGTATGTTACCTTGATTGTATGGGTGAATCTTATCTCCTCTCTTTTTTATAGAGTCAAACCACCTATCCTTATGATTATGATGCTCTGTGATTCTCAATTTCCATGGTCTATTAGGTGCGGGTCCTACCTCCCATTCATACTTTGTTTTCTTTGCAAATCTCTCAAGGATATCAATTACATTCTTACCACGCTCAGTATTTTCTGGTAGATGTAGACTAACTCTCATATAAACTTTAGGATGATCTAAGATATCAAAGATCCAATCCTTACCCTCTAGCAATTCACCATTAGTGTAGAGGTACACATCATTATTGGCATACTCCAGAGTTGTACGAAATATTTCCTCACATCTTGGGTTGAGAAGTGGTTCGCCACCTATTATATTTGCTCTCCTAAGATCAAGTCTTGGTAATATAACTTTTAGATCTTCTAATAATGCATCAGTCTTTATCTTACTACCTGCTGAGAAATAATTACTGAAATGATTACATCCCTTACAAGTAAAGTTGCAACCAATAGAAGAACTTATATCAAGAGTGTCTAATTTTGGTAGCATAATGGACTAAATATGCAGCACCAATAGAGGTTCCCCCATCGTGTGCCACTGGTTCTGTATATAGTTTGACCGCTTTCGGTAAACTCTTGAGTAATTTATAGTTTGCCACACAATTCAACATACAACCACCTGCAAGCACAATACACTCACACCCAGTCTCCCTGATAGCATCCTCGACAAGAAGATGTAGTCTTGCTTCCCATAATTTTTGACATTCGTGTGTATCACCCTCACCTAATGCAGCGTGACCCATCACCTTACCTGCCTCTCTATGATCCCACCCCATAGACACCGCAGTGATCTCAAATAATTTACCAAACCCTACACTATCAACCTTTGTGATTCTTTTTTGTATACAAGTAAATTCATTATGACTTACATGATAAATGCTTTCACATTCACCATTAGATCCCACACCGTCAACTACAACAACTGCAGCTTCAAGAAAATCAGATCTATAATATCCACATGCAGCATGAGTTAGATGATGTTTTTTTGTGTAGTCATATACGGGTACATCAGGGTATAATCTTTTTAATTTTGATCTTGCTTTTGCGGTGTACAACATTTTGTCTGCGAAATCAGAGGCATGAAGATAATCACAGTCAGCTAGGGCAATAGCATCAGGTTTAAGAGAGTCGTCTATTATTCTATCTACTTTGAAATCATATTTTTTCCTTGTAATCCTCTCTGCCTCAACATAATATTCTATCTGCCCATCATTGAGCATACAAATAGATCCATGTTCTGCAAGATTTACACCAAGTATTCTCATAAAAACCTATAGGTAAAAAAATTTGCCGAGTTTTTTTTCCCGATTTCTGAAAACCAAAGGGTCATTTTGAAATCACCTTTTGTATCTCAGGAAAATATAAGTAATCCAATTCACATTTCATAAATGTATCTATTGCATCACGAGGGGTCTCAACCAAAGGGTCACCTGCAAGATTAAAAGATGTGTTGAATAGCATCGGTACTTCAGTAATATTATTGAAAGCAGTTATCAAATTGAAGTAATGTAAATTTTGTTTTGATGTAACTGTTTGTATTCTACAAGTATGATCAACATGAAGTACAGCAGGTATCAGATCTCTTACCTCTGGAAGACTATCAACAGCGTACATCATATGTGGTGATTCAAAAAGACCTGCCATGTCAAACCATAGGGGTGCTGCTGCAAGCAGAACACTGGCAGCAAAAGGTCTAAAAGATTCTCTTCTTTTTATTTTATTAACTTTATCCTTACCATTTGGATCTCTTGGATCATATAATATAGATCTATTTCCCAATGCTCGTGGTCCTGCTTCTGATCTTCCTTGAAAAATAGCTACAGTCTTCCTTGCCACAAGATAGTGTGCAATTTCATTATAATTAGTATCCCTACCCTGTATTTTGGATAGATCATACTCTAACCCTAAGTAGAGGGAACCCATTCTAATGCCTCACTTACAGATGGGAATTGTTCTACAAAAATTTCCTTGCATGCTTTAGCAATCTCCATGTGTTCTTTCTGTGTGCCATGTGCTGACCTTAGATTTATATAATGTATCCATGACCTACATGAACCAGTCATATAAATTCTTGTGGGAGTACATAAAGGTAACACCATACGTGCACACTCTTTTGCAACACCCTCTTCAAGCATCTGATTATATAATGAGTATGCACTACTGAATAAAGTATTCATCTGTCTGTTCAATGTATCAACAATCTTCGGATCTAAATCATCAATACTATTCTGTCTATTCTTACTGTCTTGTCTTCTTAATTCTGGCAGTTCAATCGTTTCAAGAAGTTTAGCGTCAGCATATCTCTGACTGAACTCTTGATATGTAAATGATCTATGCCTAAGAATCTGTGCTGCTATCGCACGAGTTGTTTCGATCTCAAGTGTCATTGATGATTGCTCAAAGACAGACCAATGATTATGTTTGATACAATATCTTAGTAACCCTGCATACTTTTCATTCTCTTGATTGGCAGGGTTAGATACTCTGGCAATAAATGCCATCGTCTTCTCAGCATCAGGTGTGATGCTTATTAGTTTTACATTCATGGACCTTCGTATGTCTCATCATAATCCAGTTCAACTGGTTCTACGTCTGAGTATCTATATGACTCCGTGTCGGAGTAAACTTCTGCCTTGAGTGCAGACAGTAGCATCTCAAGGTCAGAAACTATGATCTTTAGTTTGCCTTTATCCATTATGCATGAAGGAAAGGGTTGTTAGTTTTTTTGGCAAGTAATAAATCATCTTGAGATTTTGGAATATACCTTACATCATAATTTACATTTGAAAAATTTGACTCACTAATAAGATTACCAAGTTCGATAAGATCCTGACGGAATTTTGAAGCACCAGACTTTTGGTTTGCTGCTACTTTTGATGCTACATTGACTGCAAAAAATAACTTCTTATCTGGATGATCCCTTTCAATCTTTGATATCTTGATTATCTGTCTGTCTGGTTCTGCTCCCTTATCTTCACACAAGATGACAACAATATCCTTATTTGTTTTACTTTCATAATCCCAGAGAGCATCAGGTGTTCTAATATAAAGATCAGTGTTCTCAACATAATTATGTGCATCTTTTTGTTTGTATGCTTTTACAGCAGGTGTATATAAATTCTTTGATTGGATATAGTGCTCAATATTCCCTCTCATTGCTCTATTTTTAGTGCAAGAATTGATCTCAGACTTTACAAGATTTTCTTTTTCATCAGCAGATGCTACCTTGTATTGTTTTCCGAACGCTGTCTTCTCCTCAGTTATCTCGGTGATAATTTGCTCACCATAATCTTCACATGATAATTTTACTTGTGTATTTCTTGGTGTGTTGAATACAAGGTTAGCAATTTTTCTTATTGAAGGTAAATCAAAATCTACAATCCACCCAATCATGTTATCTTGTTCTGCCCTTCTTGCAGACTCTGTTCTGTGATTACCCTCTATAATTCCATACTTGACCATGATGTTTGGATCATCTGGGTGAGAATACTGCATAATTTTTGGTAATATAAAATACACTGGTGCTAATTGTTCTCCCTGCCAGTACCTATCTTTTATATCATTTGATATATTTTCAACTTGATCCTCGTCAATAATAATTTGTCTAGTTTGAAAACCATTCACAATAACCTGTGGTTTTCCATTTTCATCTTTGTAATGTAGATCCTTACCAGGTGGATGTATCTCCCTAATATCAATTAGTTGCAATTCATCCTCAACCAATTCAACACCATGATCGAAACCAGTTAGTCTTTTTGCCTCATCTAAGTGAAGTTTCAAAGGTCTCGATGATTCTCTCATAGCTTTGAGTCTATGACTATCAAAGATTTGGAATACTTTTATTTGCTTTGTATTTTGTAAAATAGAATCCATAAAAAAATCCTGTTATAAAAAAATTATAACAGGAAATTAATTAGTTGTCAAGTTTTACTTAACTGCAAGGAGATGCCTTGCTTTTGACCTTGAGACCACGATACATAAGATCGTGACGATTACGCTTTGCATCCTCTTCGAGGATCTTTGCGTTGTACTCTTCAGTGTCGTACTTGACACCACGGTAAGTGACTTTTGCCATTGGTTTCTCCAAAGTAGTAGGGATTTTTGCCCCGTTCCTTCAGTCAACATTTGCGTCCCATAGGGATGAACGTATCCGTTCCTAGTTTGACTTACTTGCGTCTCGTGATGAGATGAACGTATGGATATGCTAACATATCAAAACTATATAGTCAACCTTTTTTGTATCCGTTGATACTTTTTTCAAAATCTTTGAAGGATGATTGCAATTGTCCTTCATTTTCTTTTGGATCTAATTTATTATATCCTTTTATCTTTTTCCACTCACTATACAATGCACCTAACAACCATGACTGAGATAGACTTTTAGGTCCGTTCTCCAATAGTTCAAGATAACGTTTGTTGTTGGTGTAACTTTTGTACTCTTCTCTCCAATTGGAGTCGTCATATAATTTCTTCATAGGTGTAAGTCTTTCCTTTGATACGAGTGTCATTGTCACCAGTGCGACCAGGTTTCATCTTGCCGAGTTTGATATTCCTCTTAGGCAGTCCACCCTTTCTGGTTCTCTTTAGTATAGCATCTTTTGACCCCTTCTGCTGCGTTATGACCGCATCCTGACCATATTTTTTACCAAGAGACTTAACTGCTTTCTTGAACTTTCTCTTACCCATTTTACCAGATGATATCACATGACTTCTTTCCTTGACCTTTGTCTCCTTACCAGTCTTCTCGTCCTTCTCCATGTATCTACCTGATACTTTGGTGGCACCCTTTCCAAACTTACTACGGATAGTTCTGTCTAGTTTCTTTGCTCGTGCACTGTTCTCTTTCTTTGACTTGTCTCCTCTTGATGCAGACATTACAGCAGTGCCACCCTTGTCTGCTTTCGCTTTCAAGCGTGACATGCTACTCTCTTGCATAAACTCTTTGTATGTCTTCATCAAAATCTTTTTGATTATTTATCTATCTTTCCATACTATCTCTGGATATGCTTGTTCTACCACAGATCTTGTAATTTTATATTTGCTTTGCAATTCTTTATCCTTTACAAGACATACTATATCTGCCTCATCTTGATGTAAACCCTCAAGCATTTGAATCAACATGTTTTCTCTTTTCATATTAGATAGTCGATCATTTCCACCCTTTACAAAATTATAAAGTGATCTCCACTCATGCACAAGTCTTGTGTGCCCTGCTGTACCTGCAGGTGATTCGTTTTTCTTGTAGGGTACATCACCCTCTGGCACAGCACTTTCAATCGCTTTGTCAAAGTTCCAAATCAATAGTGCCTTGACATCATCACGTTTGTGTTCTTTGAGAAGAGCAACCTTTTGTGGTGCTGTCTTCTTACCATGAACTGCTTTGAATAATTCAGAAACCAAAGGGTTGTTTGGTAGTTTAGCCATAATTAGTCTTCATCTTGTGGTTGATTACCCTCAAATCTAAATGCGATAATTTCATCGGGTATTGGATTCCCATTCTCATCAAACATCTCTGGATGTGAGTATTGGGGAGTTGTGTCTTGTATATAGGAGCGAACAAGGTAACCTATTATAACACCAAAACCTAATGTCAAGACACCTACCATGACTGATAGGACGATGATTGCCTGTTCCATAGTTCTCCTTTTCTTTAATTTATGTAAGTTTTGAGAAGGTGCTCCCCTTCTCATCAATAATTCTGCACCCTTATTGATGGAACCTAAATCAGTTTCTTGGTCTGCAGAAAATGTAGTGTGTCTTTGCATCCACCTATGTGTTTTGAATCAATTTGTACTTGTGGAAAGGTTGCACCCTCTCCAAATTCAGCATAAAAATTTTTCTTGTCAAAGTCTATTCCATATTTGTATTCTGTGTAGTCTATCCCTACACTAGCAAAAAGTTGTTTAGTTCGATCACACCATTGGCATTGATCTTTTGAATAGAGGACTGCTTTCATAATAGTTTGGTAATGTTACCTACAACGACCAATCGGTCATCGGCATGTATTAATTTATCCACACCATGAACTGCAAATGATGGGTAAAACATCAAATCAAATTTTTCCTGAGTGTCTGGATAAATCTTCTCATCACCCACTACAAAGTAAAAACACTTTTGATCAGGGACATCTAAGAAGTGTATCCATGATAACATTTGTTTAGTTTGTCTGAAATGATGATGTGGTGTGATGACCGCATTCATTTCTTTTTTGTAATATTGTCCCCAAATACTATTATATGAGAACAATCCCTGCAATCCAAACTTACTCAAAACTTCTTTTAGTTTAGGCACATATATTGAAAGCAATTGTTTATCAACAAACTTTCCTTTGGAAGTATCTACGTCCTCTCCATTGTTAGGATTTCTGTGATACCCAGTGTAATGAGCACCTCTTCCATCATCTTTGACTGTAAGAAAAAAATCAGAAGAATATTTTTCTTTCAATTCCTCTATGGTGTGTTGAGGTAATATAAATTTTTCAGACCATATATTCAATTGATTACCATTGGATCGGGTTCATATATGTATTCGGGTGGTATAAGATCTGGCACCTCAATCATCAACGGAGCGTCTAAGACTCTCTGTATCGTGTCTGCCATGCGTCTAAATCCAGTTCCGACATAGATTTGACCCACGACCACTGCTATTGTAGCAGTACCCCAGAAGTAGTAGTACGTTCTACTCTTCTTTTGCCTTGGTTTCATTTTGTTTTATACGTTTCCTTATCATCTTAGCATATTTTACGTCTTCTGCAGTGTAGAGATTTTTATTTTGCTTTCGACGTTTAATAATTTTTTTTGCTGCTTGTTTATCGTTCATGGATTCGGGAGATTACTATTATAAGTATATATACCCATAAAAAAAGACCGTTGGTGAGACGGTCATTTATTACATGAGATAAACCTCGCTACATATTCGTTTACTATGTTGGTCATCGCCACTTTCAATCAGACACTCATAGTATTCGGTCAATTTTTGATCCTGTCGATCTTCGTATGAGCCTGCCAGTTGATTGTAACTAACCACGTTATGCTGCATACACACCTCCATGTGTTCAGTAATATTTATTTTGATATTATAACATAAGCACTCTTTCTTCACAAAAAGAAATACCTAGTCTAGGTGATAAGACTTATACCATTCATACCAATCCTTTACTCTTTTCTTTGCCTCTACATGGAGGGGATCAGTCGCCCATGACATAACATCATCTTTACTTTTCCATTTACTTATTGTAATCTCTACGCTGTCAATTACCTCACTATCAATACCTATAAAACCATCAAGTGTTTTTGCACTTGCATAAAGATCGTCATTATATTTCTCATACTCAGGTGTAAGATTCTTGATCTTACCTATAAAAACTACTCTGTACATCTGTCTGGAAAATAATCTTTTCTTTCTCCGACTCTGCTAATGTCACTGGTATTACAATGCAATCCACCATCCCAGAAATATCTGTGTCTGAAATTAATAATGTGTGGAGTGATACCATATCTTTCAAAAGCATCCATGACAGTTTTATTATATCCATTTACGATAACATTCTTTTGATCAATGATCAACATGTTCACATCAAAAACAGTTTCTTCAACATATGATACCCAGTCATGCAACCATGTATCAATGTAATCAATGAGATCATCATTGTCCTCTTCACCTGCAATCCACCATCTCCCTTGCACTTTTTTCTTCATCTTAGTAAAACCTTTTACTTTTTTCCAACCCTCATCTGGCATAGAAACAATTTCCCAATCTGGAAATGTTTCTTCAAATTCTTTTGG